ACATATTAGCCTTTTATATAGGCAAATGGTTTGATTTAAGACACTTATACAATAAAATGATATATACACATAGAAAAAATATTAAAACCCTTTAAAACGCTTTAAAATGATACTAGAAAAAGGATATGGACAAGAATATTTATTTGACTTTCACGAGGGTAAGATTAAAAACGGTCTAGGAATAGGTATAGATATGGATCAGCACCTTTTATTCAAAAAAGGTCAAATGGTTATTTTTTTGGGAATGGATAATGTAGGGAAAACGAGTTGGATACTTTGGTATTATTTAGTTCTATCTTTAAAATACGATTTAAAGTTTTGTATTTGGTCTGGAGAAAATAGACCAGGACAACAAAAAAGAGACTTAATACAGATGCTTACTGGAATGAAATTTAAAAACATTTTTAAAGGAGATATAATAAAACTATTAAACAGAATAGACGATAATTTTATGTTCATAAATAATGCTTTACAATACAATCATAAAGACCTATTAAAAATATTTAAAAACTCTGGAGCTGATGCGTGTTTAATAGACCCATTCACAGGGCTAAACCACGATAGACGAGTTAATCAATTTGAGCGTAATTATCAATTCTGTAACGACATTAGAGAACACTGCAACAAAACTGGACAAACTATTTATATAAATTCACATCCTCAGACTGAAGCAGCTAGAAGGGTTTACCCTCTAGACAACGAACTTGCTGGGCACGTACAGCCTCCTAAAAAATCTGATATTGAAGGGGGCAGTTCCTTCTCCAATCGTGCGGATGATTATGTAATTATACACCGCTTAAATCAACACCCTGAACTATGGTCTAAAACTCAAATTCACGTTGTAAAAATCAAAGATCAAGAAAGCGGAGGAAAATGCACTTTCTACGATCAGCCTTTGTTATTTGAGTTCAACAAGGGTTTAGGCTTCATAAGCGACAAAGATGCCTTAGAAGGCTTAAGAGTAGCTTGTAAGAATGATTTAGATGAATTAATGAAAGACCAAAAAGCACCAGAAAATTACTATGATACAGAAAAAAAAGAAGAATGGAAATAACTAACGAAGACAATATGGAACTAATGTCAAGGTATGAGGACAATTACTTTGACCTTGCTATTGTAGACCCTCCTTATGGTATTGATGCTGATAAAAAAAATAGTGTAAAAAAAATGCAGAGTAAAAAGTCAGCAAGTTTAAGTGTAAATTATGGCAGTCAAAATTGGGATAATACTATTCCTAATGATGATTATTTTGCAGAGTTAAAAAGAGTTAGTAAAAGACAAGTTGTATGGGGTGCAAACTTCTTTAATTTGCAAGGTGGTATGTTGTATTGGCATAAACACGTAACTATGCCTACTTATAGTCAAGGGGAATTAGCTTGGCTGTCTTGGCTTAATAAGATTGACTTTGTCGATATTGCTTGGCACGGAATGATACAGCACGATATGAAGAATAAAGAGGTACGCATACACCCAACACAAAAGCCTGTTAAACTTTACGAATGGCTTTTAATGAACTATGCAAAAGAAGGAGATAAAATATTAGATACACATTTAGGTAGTGGCTCAATAGCTATTGCTTGTCACAATTTAGGATATGATTTAACAGCTTGTGAGTTAGATACTGAATATTTTAACGCAGCTATGAAAAGACTTAAACAACACCAACAACAATTAAGATTATGGAAATAATACAACAAATAGACATAAGAAATGAATTTACAATTTTAATACACCAGACTATTGAAAGTATAAAAAATCGTAAAGGAGAAAGTAAAGAAAAAGGACTAGAAGCATTAGAAAGAATGAATAATATGATTAATTTAGTTAGATATTTAGATGAATTTAACGGAGAACTAATAAACGAAAATAGAGATATAAAGTTGCTTTATTCAAAACAGAAATTAGAAATAATATCTTTAGAAAAACAAGTTAAGAAACTAATAAGAATAAACGAGTTTTGATATATTTAATAATTATATGCTGCTTAATGATCTTCATAATGGGATTATGTGTTGGTATTATTATAGCTAAAGAACGAAATTATACATACAGAGAAAAGAAAAAAAAGATTAAAAAATACTGGCTTTACGAAGATAAAAAATAAACTATGAAGATATTAAATTTATATGCTTGTTTAGGTGGAAACAGATACAAGTGGAACGAAGTAAAAGAAGATATAGAGGTTACAGCTGTTGAGTTAGACCCTGAATTGGCTAGATTATATCAAGAGAGATTTCCTAATGATAAAGTAATTATAGCTGATGCACATCAGTATTTGTTAGACCATTACAAAGAATTTGATTTTATTTGGAGTAGCCCCCCCTGTCCTACACATTCTAGGGCAAGATTTTGGAACACAAAAGCTAAAAGAATTTATCCAGATTTAAAATTATATGAGGAAATTTTGTTTTTGCAAACCCATTTTAAAGGTAAATTTTGTGTAGAGAATGTTATACCATACTACGAACCTTTAATACCAGCACAAAAAAAAGGTAGGCATTTATATTGGACTAATTTTACTCTACCTAATGATTTAAACGACAGAAGATTTAAGATAGGAAGGGAGAAAAAAGAACTTGAAGAACTTTGTATATTCCATAAAATAGACTTTAGAGAGTATAAAGGAGAGCAGAGCGTACAGAAAGTAGCAAGAAATTTAGTAGATTATGAAGCTGGTAAAACAATCTTTGAAACTGCATTAGGAATTATAAATAATAAAACATCCCAAAAAACTATATTTGATTTATGATTACAATTTTAGGACTGTTTATATTAGGAATGTTAATAATTTACAAATGGATGGATTAGTTATTATATTTTTATTAATTTTATTAAGATATGAAAAAGAAGTTAAAGAAAAAATCTATAAGCAAATTAAAAAAAGAATTAGATGCTGTATTTAGCAAATACATAAGGCACAAATATTCTAAGAATGGACTAAATTCTTGCTTTACGTGTGGTGTAGTTAAGCCTATCAAAGAAATGCAAAATGGCCACTTCCAGTCTAGAAAGCATTTAAACACAAGATGGAGTGAAGATAATTGTAGGGTACAATGTGTCGGTTGTAATGTTTTCAAATATGGCGAACAATACAAGTTCGGAGAGAAATTAAAAAAAGAAGGAGTAGATGTAGAAGCATTAATTTTTAAGTCAAGACAATTACAGAAGTTTAATAAAGTAGAATTACAAGAAATGATAAACGAATATAAAGCTAAATTAAATGAGTTACTATGAAGATAACTAACGAAGATAATATGGAGTTAATGGCAAGGTATGAAGATAACTATTTTGACTTAGCAATAGTTGACCCTCCTTATGGAGTTGGCGATTTTAATAGTAGTAAATCAAAACACAAGGATATTGAATGGAATGATGAAATACCAACAAAACAATATTTTAAAGAACTTCATAGAATCAGTAAAAATCAAATTATTTGGGGTGCAAATTATTATCAAAAACATATTAAAGGTGTTGGCAGAATAGTTCACGATAAAACAGGAGGTGGAAAAAAGCCTATACCTAATTCATTAAGTGAAGGAGATATAGCTTCGCATAGTTTTGGTGTAACAATAAAGATATTTCATTATGTTAGTAATGGAAATGTTATTGGAAATAAAATAGATTGGGAAAATAATTTACGATGGCACCCTTGTCAAAAACCTATTGCTCTCTATGAATGGTTGCTAATGAACTACGCAAAAGAAGGAAATAAGATATTAGATACTCACTTAGGCTCAGGAAGTATTGCTATTGCGTGTCATAACCTTAAATTTGATTTGACAGCTTGTGAGCTGGATAAGGAATATTTTGATGCTGCAATAAAAAGAATTAACCAACATAAACAACAACTTAGATTATGGTAAAAACAATAGAAAATATAACTAATATTATATTACAGTATAATGAAATAGAAATAGATAAAACAAACGGCTTTTATTTAAATGAAATGTTAAAAGATTTAACTACAAACTTATTCTATTTAGAAACAATAAGATCTAAACATCATTTACACTTTGAAAAGATTATACATACTGAAGTATCTAAAGGTAAAAGCGTAGCTAGAGCCACTAATAAAGCTAATGTAGAAGTTCCTGAGATTTACCACCTTCGCAGACTTATGACTGCTGGTTATCGTGTAGCTGATGCAATACGAACTAACATTAGTTTTTTGAAAAGTGAATTAAATAATATAAAAAGTGATTAAAAAAATATACTATATTTGCAAAAGTGAAAACTAAAGAG